AATCTACTATTGCTAAACTCAAACAGGGATTTGCACAAGGTTTTAGTATTGATAATGCTTGTATTTGGGCAGATATATCACCAAATACTTATTATGATTATTGTAAGATAAATCCTAAGTTTTCGCAGTATTGTAAGGCTCTACAGAAAAAACCCTTGATAAAATCAATAGTTGTAATCAATAAAGCCTTGGATGAAGGCGATGTTTCAACCGCAAAATGGTACGCTGAAAGAAAAGGAAAAGATGAATTTAGTTTAAGAAACGAAGTTACGGGTGAAAATGGTGATCCTGTGAGAATAGTATATATTGATAAAGAGGAAAGGGAAGCTTACAAGAAACATATCTACGAAGTAATTAATGGACCTGAAAATAACGAAAATAACGAAAAATCTTAACCCTTGTAAATAAAGGGGTGAGGCAACTTGTGCCACGGGGTGTAGACTAATAATAATTAAATTAATATGATTAATAAAATTATAATATATCGGGGCTTTGTTAAGCGACTATTCAATAAAAAGAAATTAATAAACCTAAATCTAAAGAGGGACTCAAAAAAAATAGAATTTTTTTTTATAAATTTTATTGCTATATCTTATAAATTTAGACTTTTCATTAAAATTTATTGGAAATTATATCGATTTAGATTTCCCATTTTTATAGAAAATTATGAAGAGATAAGATTTAGATATTTTTTAAAGAAAAAGGGTTTTAAAATAGAAGCGGTGCAATTGGGATTGAATTTTAGCCCTTTTTGTAGATATTGCCATAAATTAGCAATAGATAATCCAGTGATAACCAAGGGATATTGGAGTTCTAGTTGGGCTTTATGTCATCCTGAATGTAAAAAAGAGGGAGAAAGAGAGGAAGCTTACGAATGTCAGAAAATAGATAGTGATTGCAATGATTGTAAATTTTTCAAAAGAATTAAAGGAATTGAAGGAACTTGTGAAAAATTCAATAAAAAAACAACGGCAAATCCTAATTTTTGCAGTAGTCATAATTGCTTTGAACACAGAAAAGGTTGATGGAAATTAAAAACCCTCCCTATTTCGGCAAACTACTCCACGAAGAAGGGTTTAGAGTCTGGTTTTTGTACATGTTCAAGCTAATTGAAGGAAGAAAATTTATTCAAGAGAAACTACACGATGATTTATTTCAATTAATTCAAGATATTTACGAACTAAAATCTTTAAGAAATTCTATTGCCATTCCGCCACGATCCGCTAAAACGACAATTGCAAAATATTTCATTGCTTACTCATATGCAGTAAATCAACGATGTAATTTTATTTATACCTCATTTTCTCAAGATTTATTAACTGACATATCTAGGTCATTAGCTACAATTCTTAAAAATCCTGCTTATTTAGCGATGTATAATTTCACAAGTGAAGAAAGCGAGGTAGCAGATGATCCAGTAGACGAATTCTGGAAAGATTATTTATTGCAAGATCAAGGTAAGGCAACTTACTCTAGTAGAAAGATAATTACTAAAGATGGGGGTGTTACTTTATTTGCTTCTGTGGGATCGGCTATTACGGGGTTTGGTTCTGGAATCAGAGGAGCTAATAAATTTAGTGGATGTTTAATAATTGATGATGCGAACAAACCAGCTGATATTAGATCGGCACTTATGAGAAATAAGGTTCATGAATATTTTACAACAACATTACTATCTAGATTGAATGATAGCAATATTTCTATCATCAATATCCAACAAAGACTGCATTTAGAGGATTTAACGGGATTTTTAGAGAAGATTTATAATTTTAGCGTATTAAAGAGACCCCTGATAATTGACGGAGTTTGTCAACTTCCAAGTCAATATACCCCTGAAAGAATAGCAGAAATTCAAATTAATCAATATGCTTTTACCTCTCAATACCAGCAAGAGCCTACACTTGAAGGGGGAAATTTATTTAAACTAGAAACTTTGACTCAATTAAATTCTTATCAATTACCAACTAGCTACGACTGGAGATTTATAACGGCTGATCTAGCTTACAAGGATAAGCAATCAAATGACTTTGTTGTTTTTTCCTATTGGGGCGTTAAAAAGGAATTAGTCAATCAGATTGAGCGAAATCATCTATATTTAATAGATGTTAGAAGAAAAAAGATAAATTCCGTCGAAGTAGAAAGATGGATTGATGATTGGATAAAATCTAAAATAAGTTATGGTTTTAGATATATTTGGATTGAAGATAAGTCGCACGGCATCTATTTAAACCAGCTCTACAGAAAAAAAGGATATCCAATACCAAGTGAGGAGACGATAAAGGAGATTTTGCCAAGAGATACAGATAAGGTGACGAGAGCAAATAATGTGATACCTTGCCTTGACAGCATAACTCCAAACTTGTTTTTTAATAAAGATATTGATAACTATGATGAGTTGTTGCAAGAATTTCTTAGCTTTAATAATTCAAGGCACGATGATTTTGTTGACACTATGATAGACGCAATCAAAATAGCACTGTTCAAAGAAGACCCCGTTACACAATGGCAAAGGATTTTAAAATAAAATAATGCAAATAAGAGATATTTTTTTAAAGAAGAAAAAAGAATCGCAACCAAATAATACTGGAAATATTCAAATTAGGGATGGCTTTGAGATGATGTATGGTAAGGCGGCTAACCAGTTACAGAATGGGAAGGATGTCTTAAAGAATTCAACATTTTCAAGAGTAATTAGGCTTAGTGAGCAAGTTTGTGAAAATGTCTTTTTAGAATCATGGGTAGGAAAAAAGATTGTGCAGTTGCCAGTAGAAAGGGCAATGATGAGTGGCATAATGCTTGAAATGGATAATGAAGCTGATGAGAAGAAGATATGGCAAGCCTATGAAGATTTGGATGTAGAAAATCTAATTACCAAAGCTCAAATATCGGCGGATATTTACGGCAGTTCATTAATTCTTCTAAAAGATGATACCCAAGATAGCATGAATGTAGCTCGTGATTTCAAAAATCTTGAGATGAAATTAATAGAATATCCTTTTTACAGTATACAGCCTTCTTTTGAAGATACTTATGAAGCTGGTATTGTAACATTTACAAATCTAGGAATATCAGTAGATCAATCATTCGTAGTACCATTCATTGGCAGTAGTGTTGTCAAGAGACTAAGTCCCGAATATAAGTACTATGGGATGAGCGTATATCAGAATCTTTGGAATACAATAATAAACGATAGCGTGATAACAACGGCGGTCGCAAATATTACTGCTAGATCGTCGATAAGGCATTATAAGCTTGATGGTTTAAAAGAGATGGTTGCATCTGGAAGAGAAGATTTAGCCCTAAAAAGAATTGGGGTTATAGAACAAAGTATAGGTCTATTTGCATCGGCTATTATGGACTCAAAAGATGAGCTACAGATAGTTGGTCAAACTCTTAACGGGCTAGCTGATATAGATAAAAGATCGGCAGAAAGGCTAAGCTCGGCTTCTGGAATTCCAGCTACTGAATTACTAGGAAAATCGCCTGATGGTCAAAATTCAACTGGTAAAGGTGATCAAAAAACGATGATAAATTTTATAAAAACTTATCAAAAGAAGATGTTGCCATCTGTAGTAAAAATATTTGACGCATTGGCTTCTCATGTAGGGTTAGCAGATAAAAAAAGGAAAGTTTATTTCAAAAATCCACATGAAATTGACTCAGAAGAAAGACCTATTTATGATAAGGTAGTGATAGAGAATGCTAACACAATGCTTAATTCTTTGGGGCTTCCAGAAGATGTAATAAGAGGCTATCTATTGAGCCATCAGATAATCACGCAAGAACAGCATGATAAAATTAATTTAGAGACAGAACAATTTGATGAAGTTGATGAAACTGATACCGCCAAAGACGAGTAAAGCTCTTGAAGTTCAATATTTCCGCTATTTATTGAGCATTTTATCAAAAATCAACGACACTTTTAACAGTGTTGTATTGCCTATTGCTAAACAACCAGAAGAAATTCAAGATAGCCAATTATTATCGTTAGAGGATGCTTTAAAGGCGTTTGAGCTTAAGGTAAATTTGAGTGTACCACCAAAAAAGATTAAGAAAATTGCAACTGATGTAACCAACAGAAATGTCAAAAGAAATAAGAAAGTTTGGCGAGATAAGTTAAATCCTTCATATTTTGGGGTTAATATTGCAAAAAAATTATCTTTTGAGGGGGAAAAAGATTATATCAGATCAAGAATTAGCACCAATACTATCTTGATAACCAAGATGAAAGATGAGTACATAGACCAACTAAATATACTTGTATTGAATAAGTACCAGAAAGGCACTACTAATAGACAATTGGCCAAAGAATTGGAAAAACAATTTGGGATCAACAAATCCAAAGCCAAACTAATTGCTAGAAATGAAACGAAGAATACCAACACCCAACTAAATAATAAGCAGGCTCTTTCTTTAGGTTTCTCAAAAGGAGTATGGCTTGGTAGTGAAGATGAAAAAGAAAGAGAGCAACACAACAAGCATAACAACAAAGAGTATGATATTGGCGTTGGACTGCCTGACGGAGATGGTGGCAAAGAACAACCAGGCGACGCAATATTGTGTCGATGCACTTTTTATATCAACACCTAAGAAATAGTTTGACTTTGTGAAAATAAGACTTATAGATTTGAAATTAAACAATGATTACTCTAATTGAACTATGATTATTGAGGATAAAATAATTTTTGATGGTCTTACCAAGAACGCGACAATAATGCGAGATGGTATTTACCATTACTTAGGTCGTGAGGTAGGAGATTTTCAAAATCCTAGCAAGATAGTTAGAGTTTTTAGAGATAGATCAGAAATAGAAAAAGCTTACAAAAGATTTTTAGATTTACAAAGAATACCATTAACGGTTAATCATCCAAAAGACTTTATAAGTCTTGAAGATGAGAATTCTTATAATCAAGGAATAGCAATTGATCCATCAACAAAGATGGTAAAGGATTTCAAGGTATTAAACTGTAGAATTGATTTAAAAGATCAAGCCTTACAATATTACAACCAAGGAAAAAAGGAGCTATCATGCGGTTGGAGTGGTAGTTTTTCCAAAGTAGAGCATAGTGATTATGATTATACCCAACATTTTGAGGATTTTAACCATATAGCTATTTTACCAAATGGACGAGGCGGATCGCTTTGTTCCATAACTGATAATAATTTAAACATTTTAAACATGGATATTGACGATTTGAAATTAACAATCACAGACACTATTAAGTCTGTGTTAGATGAATACGCTCCTAAAAAAAAGAAAAAAGCTAAATCTCAAGAAGGCGAAGAAAGTGAAGAAGGCGAAGATTTAAAGAAAAACAATGATGAATTGGTTGAGAAATTAGCAACCGCTATTCATTCTTTACAATCGAAAGAGGTTAAAGAAGTTGATGAGGTTGCCATCAAGGATGAAGCGGTAAAAGAAACAATCAAAGACTTTGATTGCGTTCTTAAAGCGATTGAAAAAGGAGCTATTGATGTCAATGATTGCTTAGGTAAATCACCTTTAGAAATTAAAAAGCAGGTTGTAAAAACCATTGCTAAAAAAGAAATTGAAGACAGCAAAATTGATGCTTATTTCGATATTTCTCTCGAGAATTTTAAACATCCTTCTTGGGAGAAAAAAGCAAAAATTGTGGATAAAGAATCTGAAAAGACTCTTGTTTCATTAATTAACAATATTAATTTTTTAGATAAACAATAACTATGACATTCCAAAATATACCATTACAAAATGGTGTTGATTTTTATGGCTCAGAAATACCTGGGGCATTCTTAACATCAGTACCTCATAATATCGATACCTTCAATTTTGGTTCTACTCTACCTGACAACGCTATTTTACCATATGGCACAGCAGTAGTATATGATTCACTTCCAGATGGAGGCGTTAAGATACCAGTTGCTTTGCAAACTGTAGTAGCTGATATTGCTGGTTTTATCCCTTACAAAAACGGCGGAATAATGGAAGATGGAGGCTTTAAAAAAGGCGGATTATACACTTCTGTTCCAGTTTTAAATTTCGGCAGAATATTTGTTCGAGTTACTGCTGGAAAAACTTTGCGCGTAGGAGATATACCTTTCCTAAATCTTGCTCCAGGTTCTAATTTTAATACCATAACAGACCAATCACCACTACCATCATCATTTGAAATAAATTTATCTTTTATCGCTTCAGTGGCGGAAGATTCAAGAAATGGTGTCGTTGCTTTAACAATTAAACAATATTTAAAATAAAATGGAAAACGGAAAAATTTATGACGCTGAATCGGCAGAATTACTTGTAAAAAGTTTTAGCGAATGCGGAGTTGATGTATTAAAAAAAGGCAAAACTATTCTTGATAGTAATACCATCGCTCAAGGTGGTATGTACTTAGAGCAACAACTAAGAGTTGTTATGCCTAGAATACTCGCTCAAGTAATACCTGATTTATCTCTCCTTCGTTTTATCACAGTTGATAATTCTGGCGGCTTAGGTCAAACTATCATTCAAAGAGCGGAATCATTTAATGGAGAATTTAAAGAAGTGAATGAAATAGCTTCTAACAAGGGTGTGATCACTGTTAATAGAAATGCGAAGGAATTACAGATAAAAGAATATGAAGCGGAATCGGCTTATTCTGACACTGATATAAGAAGATCTATTGTCTATGGTGAAAATCTTGACACTTCGTTGATGTATGCAAACGATAGGATTTACAGACAATTTCTTGATAAAGTAGGATATATTGGATTGCCTGACAACAAAGACAATATTGTTAATCCAGGTATTTCTAAACTTGATGCTGTTATTAATCCAGCTAATATTCTTACTTCTGCCAACACTTTTGCGAATTTAAGTGGTTTAGAAATTTATGCTGAGATTGAGACTCTATATAACAAAATGTTCGGATTAGCTGGAGGCTCTAGCGAATTGATACCTAATGTTGTAGTAGTTCCACCTAAGCAATTTTCAAGATTGACTACTGGGTTACCAGTAGGTACTGCACCACAATTAGCAGTTAGCCTTACCGTTAAAAATTTAATTGAAACTAACTTAGGAATTAAGATATATTCATCTAAAAATCTAGAAGCTGCAGGAGTTAGTAACTCGGACAGACTGATTATGTTAAATAATAGTAGGGATAACCTCTCTTTTATACTTCCTGAGCCGCTACACTTTGCTCCAGTATTCATTAAAAATTTCCACTACACTATCGCCTCAAAATGTAGAGTGGCTGGTATTTCTTTTAATAGAAGAGAAGCACTTGGTTATTTAGACGGAATTTAACAATATGGGGGTGTAAAAGCCCCCTTTTTTTTATAAAATCATGGCTACAAAAAAGAAATCAGAAGTAGTTGAACCAGTAGTTGAACCAGTAGTTGAACCAGTAGTTGAACCAGTAGTTGAACCAGTAGTTGAACCAGTAGTTGAACCAGTAGTTGAACCAGTAGTTGAACCAGTAGTTGAACCAGTAGT